CAGGTTCAAGTTCCTCAAGAATCTATACAAGACAAGATAATCAAAGAAACAAATCAAGAATCTACAAATCTAGGAGTTCCTGTCATTGAAGTACCAATCGTCGGAGAAGTTCCTATCCCACCTAAAGAGCAGGTTATACTTGCTGGCACCACTGCTACTGCTTCTGTTGCTGCGGCTCTTGTTGGCAAATCTTTGGTGGAATGGATGGTAGGTAAAATGAAACCTATCGTGCAGCAGATATTTGTAAGGGGTAAGAAACTCTTGAGCAGAGACCTTACCCCTTATGAACTTCAGGTTTATTTTGCTTTTGAGAAATCTGCTTCTCTTAAGAAAGTCAATAAGTTACTCAAGAAAGAACAGAAAGCAGAAAAGAAAGAACAATATAAAAAGTTTCACTCAAAGTGATTACTTTTGTCTTTTTGATTCCAATAAAGCAAAATCTTTTTTCTTTGTTCCACCATCATATTCCCAAGCATATCCCTCATCAATCATCATTTCATTGATTGATTTCTTTTTATTGACTGCAGATACTTCTTTATCCCCAATAAACAAATGTCCTAGAATTCTACCATACTTTTCAGTAGAATCTGGGAGTTCTGTTTTTACAATAATATCAGTCTGTCCTTCTAGTTTTTTCTTCAACCACTCTTTAACTTCTAGACCTAATGCTTTCTCTTTTGCATCAGTGGTGCGACTTTCAGGAGTGTCAACGCCAGCAAGGCGAATCCGTTTAGTAAGAGATATATCGAACCCCAAATCAATATCAGCGTCAATAGTGTCCCCATCGACTACCTTATGGACTGAGCGTATACGATATATGTATGGATCTTTGTCTGCCATTAGAAAGGAAACTTAATACTCCCAGTATTTAGTTTTGGAATAGGTAGTTTCTCAAATGCTTTGTTGACTTGCTTCTCTACAACAGCACCAACAAACTCTTCTGGGTTCTCAAGAATCTTCTGTGCTTTTTGATAAGTCACATAAGCACCATAACAAAGTGCTCCACTAATTGCCAGACTTGTCGCTGACAGAATGATCGCTAGGTTCTTCATCTTTCATTTCCTCAAATGCTAGTTTCATTATTGAGTAAATTATATATGCTGTAAAAGTTAGTCCACAAGAAAGAATAATAAAAACTCCCCAAGGAAAATCGTGTGGCATCAGTATTTACCTGCAGTACAATATTCTTTCTTTTTATCTGGATAATAAGGATACAAACCATCTTGTGGTTTCATCCATCCACATCCAATCAACCATTCTTTTGTCATTGGTGTTGGTGTGATTTGTTCCCACAGAGGACCCTTAGCACACATTTCAAGTTTCTCAGCAGTAACATTTGATTGCTCTTCTGCCCAGTTTGCGTCAACTTCCCAAGGCACAGCACGACTCATACCAGCAATACTATAAGTTCTCTCAACCATCTTTCTCAACCATTCTGGTATTTCTTTATCCTGATGGACTTGTGCCATAAATGAAGTTTCTAATCCACCACCCATACAGTCTTGAACGGTGTGCCAACCTTCGTGGCGAAGTGTTCCTAGAAATTCTCTGGGGTCTTCTAAAAGTCTTTTGCTAATAAAAAGACGGTTGTAATCTGGTTTGTATAATCCTAACGTGCTTCTTGTGAAATATCTTTCGTCAGCAAGATAAACTCCAATACCAAGTTTATCTAATGCTGTGAGTATTCTTTTGATTTCACTCTTAAAAACTATGAACCTTTCACCAAAGTCTTTATCGGCAGAAATCTTATCAATACCTTCATAACAATCTAAAAGTATCATACAACCCATTGCTGCGATACTATAGTCTTTCACTTGTGGATGTGATTTTTGTATAGTCTCTGCTGCTACTGGAAATGTTAGAGTTAATGATAAACCAATTGCTGTGAGGATCTTTTTCATTCATCCCACCATCCTTCTTGTTTATGAATCCAGACTTTCAAATCTTTGACATACTTTCTCAAGATCTGGGACTGTTCTTCATGCCAAAAATCACCCGTCTCCATCCAGAGACGGGTGTGATTATCTATTGCTTTGAGTATTTGATGGATTGGAGCATTCCAACACTCCCTTTTTGGAGTGTTCCATTCTCGTGGCACGGAATTACAAGCGAATGAACTTCATTGTAACGAAGATAATTAATCTGGCAACTACCAGGACTAATCTCAGCATAACCAACGATCATAAAAGCAATGAATTCCATTACTTCTTCTTGCCACCATTCTTCGCTTTTTTAGCAGTTGCATTGCCCTGGTTCTGCTTGGATTGTTTACCTCCAGCAGAACCTTTCTTACCTTTGTTGGGTGACTTGGACATTATGCTCCTGGTGTGCGAGGTTGAACTTGTCCTTCCTCAAGAGCCTCAACTCTTGCCTCAAGAGATGGTGCTTCTATTTCTTCTGAAGCAGGTGGTTCAGGTGGTGCTTCAACTACCACTTCTTCTCTTCTTGGTTCTTCTTTTTTCTCATCATCTTCTCCACCTTTCTTCATTGTGTTAATACCAAAAGTTGCAGCAGAGGCAGTAAATACTGTAGCGATGAATGTTGGATCCATCTTAGAAAGCATACCTGCATATGATGCTGTAAGAAGAGCAGCAGACCAACTCAGAATCGCAATACGAATAACCTGTCCCATACACTTTTCCCTTTTGTTGTTTTCCATCAGCCCGTGTGATTGATGCCTTTGTTATTTAGGAAAATTACCCCTTTTTCCAAGCCTCACCTTCTGCCTTTCTTCTACGTGCTAAACCTGCTTCTACATTTGAACCAGGATTGCGATAGAGGAATAAAGCATCAGGAACTAAGTCCCACTCCTTATTCTTCAGGCGTTTAGTAATAGTATTAAAGTTATCACCACCGTAAAAACCGGCACCAAGATTATAAGCAAAGCTGAGCAGAGCGCCTCTTTTTCCATCTGACATTTCACTCCAATGTGGGATTTTGCGTAATGCAGGAAGAAACTCCTTCTTACATTGTTCAATCAAAAGTTCATCTGCTTCTTGTTGAGTCAGTGTATCACCAAGTTTGAATGCTGAACCATCCTTCTTACGAGTTGAACCCCAACCGATTGTGATTGGAAGTCCACCAGTCAGAGGGTCAGGATATGCCTTGAGGTGGCATCCTTCAAACTCCTTGATTAACTTGATGCCCATTTGTGGGACATCATCACCACCAGTTACAGGGGCAGGAGCTGCAGCAGCGGCTGGCGCTGGTGCAGCACTAGTCTTTTTTCCGCGAAAGATCTCCGCCCAATCTACATTATCTTCCAGATACTTGACAGGAAGATTGTCTTCTAACCACTGAACTGCTGCTACATGATTAGGATTTCTTTCGTCATAAAACTGAAAGAAATTATGAAGGTCGATTTTTGCCATTGTAGTCTCCGAAATAACGTTGATAAAGTTCGTTTGCTTCTAAATGTTTTCCGTTGTTTGTAAGGTCCTTAATGACCTTAAGCATCTTTCTCTTAAAATTAGTCGAAGATTCTTCCCCAGCCATCGTTACCTCCTGGACACCAACGATGCTTCAGCATTGCTTTGGTGTAAATGGTCTTCTTACCATTTGTGACTGGACCAGTGTAGTTGTCATTGCATGAACCATATGGATCATTGCAATAGTAACCTTTGCCATCTGGTGTCTTACCGATGACTACAACCATGTGCCCGCCAGTAGGTGCAGATAAAGGACCGCGATGCAAGATACCAATAACGACAGGCTTCCCAGCGTCAAGACTCTTATCAATATCAGCAAAAGACAGATTGTAACTAAAGTGTGACTTAACTCCATAACCTGCGAGAACCTTTGTCTGTACCGCATGGTCAGTCGTGTCACCAATCGCAAATACTTTCTTGACATATTCATCGTCGCCTTTGATACTTCCTGGTTTGAGGAAAGCAAGGCACATGGCACACGATGAACTGTTGCAAGTTCTATGTGCATCTCTGTAGTTATCTACTTGATTGAAGTATGGAACTGCGAGAACTTCTGGAGTTGGTGGTTTTTTTCTGTAAATACCAATCCATTCAGTCTCTGCATCATCCATAAACTCAGCAGGTAGGTTATCTTCTAACCATTGAACCGCTGCTACGTGATTTGAATTTTTTTCGTCGTAAAACTTAAAAAAGTTGTGAAGGTCAAGTGTCATCTTCCTCTCCTATGAACTCTAATGAGAAAACATCATGATCTGGAATATTTGGATTCAACCATTCACTAAATTCAGATTGAATCGCATGGGCATTCTCAATATTTTCTTCACAGAGAGTATGAATGCGGTCAACTGCCCAATCATGAGTTGTCTGCAGAGTCTCTTCCAAAGTTACCATAATCTTTTCGCATGTAGCGTCCTAGGATATTACTATTGTAATACGCTGGCGTTCCATCGTCAAGAGACTCTTTCAACACATTATTTAGGAAAAGCTGTTTTGTTTCTTCATAATTACATTCTCCTTTTGTCTTATGAAGACTCAAAATTACTCTACTAAATCTTTCCTTCCCCCAAAGGTCAACGTCCCTTTTGAGTTCTGGGCAAGATCCGTAATACCTTTTCCAGTCAGATTCCATCTTAGTTCGTCTACTCTTTCCTCCTTGCTTGCGGAAAGACCAGAAATATTTTCGACCAATATAACTACGACCAGTTTCGTTGCAATGAATATGGTATACAAAACCAAAATTATCTTGAATATCAGAAGACTCAAAAATTTCCCCATTGAATCTCCAGGGATTTTCATAACTCATACTAAGAATCTTTATGAGCTATTATTTATCTTCAACCCTAGC